ACCCGTTAATTATTCGGATTTTTCACCAACTTGTTTCAACTTTTCAACAATTTGGTTCACTAAATTCTCTTGTGATTGGGTCAACTTCTGACTAGTACTCTCAGCCAGACTAACATTGATAGTCGGTGGAGGAGGAGTCTGTGATTGAGTTGTTGTTTGTTGTTTCTTTTTACATCCGCATCCCATAATGTTCTGTTTTAATTATAAATAGTTTGGTTTATTAATTTTTTTTGTCTATAATTTACTTAAAATATAAGAAATTAAAACGTAAAAATCAATGGAAAAGGATTTCAAAATGGTAAAAAGTGTCCATACTTCAAATTTTGAGGCTATTAAAAATATAATGGAACTTTATGAAATAGAACAATTCGATTTAGATTGTACATACTCAAAGGGTAATTTTTGGAAAGACCTACCAAGTCCTAAACACAAAAGTGATTTATATCCTGTAAATGAAACGGTATTGGAGGCTAGCTCCGAGGACTTACCATTTGAAGACAATTCAATGAAGAGTATTATGTATGATCCCCCATTCGTTATTGTAGGAAGTGGTATGGGTCACAGAAACAATAAAGAGGGTAGTTCCATTATAGCTAAGAGATTTGAGGGTTATGGTACTTACGAAGAATTAAAATTAAACTACTATAATACCTTGAAAGAATTATACCGAATACTTGATAAGGGAGGATTTCTTGTAATGAAATGTCAGGATACGGTATCGGGAGGTAAAAATTATTTCAGTCATGTAATGGTGATGAACATGGCATATAAACTTGGGTTTTATCCGAGAGATATGTTTATCCTTACGTCAAATGTCAGAGTCAACGCTTTCAATGGTACAAAATGGACCAAACAACATCACGCCAGAAAATACCATTCATATTTTTGGGTTTTCGAAAAGGTCAAATCTAAGGTTACTTATGATTTTATCTCACAGGATTTTGGGGTGTCCCAAGATATAGGTTAATCCTATCTCCCACCTTCATGTCTTTACAGGTACCACCAGGGAATTCAATTACATGATCACCCAATCCTGTATATCTTGGTGGGTTCATAGAGTGTGGGTCAGCAGGAGGACAATCGTGATGTATTTTGGATATAGTATTCTTGTTTACAAATACAATATCCAATGGTATTAAACAATTTTTCATCCAAAAAGAATGATGACCCATACCCATTTTGAATACCATACAACCATTTAGTTCTTTTCTACCCATCATTCCCCTTTGTATATCCTCGGGTTGAGTTAGGTATTCACCATTAAATCTCTGATTTCCAACAATAACTTCCATATCTATAATTATTTGGTATATTCAAAATAAAATGATATATTTGAAATATGGACAGTATTTTCGGTGGGCTTATTGAATTTCCTAATGAGGAAGAGTTTGATTCCTTTGTAAAAAGGATGGACAAATCTGACGCAATCTCAATAATCGAGAGTGCTATTGATTATTCATATTCACAAAATGTATTTTCAATACAAGAAACTTATTTCATTTACAAAAGTCTTAAAAAATTAAAAGAAAATGGATTTAACGTCGGAGATGATGAATTACAACAAGGTGAAGGACATAGTTCTGAACAAGTTAGTTGAAGAAAACCTTCTTGACGAATCTGATGCGGATGAATTTCGTGAAAGATGTCAGGTTTTAATTTACAAAGGAAAATGGTTCAGTGATTGGTTTGATAAGAACATGAAAACTGAAAACGCGAATAAAGATTCATATTATATTCGAATGATTGAATTGAAAGAACGTGAAGATGATGTTGATAAATTATTAAGAAGAACAACAGGAAGTTATGACGAATAAAGAACCCAAGTACCTAACAGATTTTTTTATTTACAATAAAAGATATCATTGGTTTATAGTACCAACATTAGTATTCTTTTATAGAAAAGATGTATTTTTTGAAACTGGTATTTGTACACCAGCATTTGGTTTTAGTGTAAGGTGGTTAACGTTTTTTATGGGTATACAATTTCAAAGAAATGCATATTATAAAGGATGAGTACCCTTTGGACATTCGGTGATTCATTTACCGATTTTTTAAAACCTTATAGTGATGACAAAAGACATTGGAAACATAAGTATGTTGAATGGAAGGGTTATGTACCAAAAGTATTTGGTGAAATTATTGCCGAGAAATTAAATATGAAACTTGTCAATAAAGGTATGGGAGGATGTGATAACTCTTATATTTTCGAAGAGTTTTGTAAAGTATGTGAGGAAATAAAAGAAGGTGATGTTGTGATTTTTGGTTGGACTGGTCAAGAAAGGTTTAGATTAGTTAACAAAGATAATGAATGGGGGTTTTTTAATTCAGATATAAAAAATAGTGATGGTTTTTTTTCACACAAACCTTTAGATAGTTTTGAATTCTTATCTAACAAAACAATCACAGAAGTGATGGTAAACAGAGAACATGAATTTTATACATCAGAAGTTTGTAATTGGATTAAACTCATAAATTTATCATTAAAAAAAATCAAAACAATACATTGGAGCTGGTACCCAACCTTCAAATCCTGTGATAGTATTCATTACGCCTTTGGATATAAAACAATAACTGGAGAAACAAAAGGAAAAATTAGTGATGGTCATTGGTGTGAAGAAAGTCATTATTTATTTTCTGAAGAAATGATAAAAAAAATATTTGTGGGTAATGAAAGTGTAAACAGAAAAATATTATGAGTTGTGTATGGACTTTTGGAGATAGTTTTACTGAACCATATAACCCAAATTATAGTTGGTCCAATGAATATATAAAATGGAAAAATAGACAACCAAAAGTATATGCGGACTTTATTGGTGAAACATTAGATATGGAAGTTAAAAATTTAGGGGTTGGTGGAACCGATAACTATACGATATTTGAATCATTTTGTAAAAATGTTATGGATATTGGAGATAATGATATATTAATTTTTGGTTGGTCAGGAATTAACAGATTCAGAATACCCACAAAAGATGATAATTGGAGAACAATATTGGTGGATTCGTTTGATGAGAACAAAGTAAAATTTAAAGATACAAATTACTCTTTTGAAACAATTAAAGAAATTGTTATAAATAGAAATCACAAACTATATATAAATGAAATTAATTGGTGGATGATTATGATTGAACATGTTATGAAACCAAGAAAATGTTTATTTTGGAGTCCCTTTAAACCAATCGATGAATTTAATGTTTTATATTTCGATGGGATTGAGACGGTAAAAAGTGAAACTGGTGGACATATAAATGATATTCACTTTAGTGAAAACGGACAAAAAAATATAGCAGATTTATTAATACAACACATAAAAGGAAAATTAATATGAATAAAATAGACAAACAATACCAAGACCTATTAATGGGTATCTTAACTTACGGGACAGTTAAAGAGGATAGAACAGGAACCGGTACCATTTCTGTGTTTGGTAGACAAATTCGCCATAAGATGAGTGAGGGGTTTCCTTTACTTACAACAAAAAAGATGCATTGGAAATCTATTGTAACCGAACTTTTATGGTTTTTAAGAGGTGATACCAATATCAAGTTCTTATTGGATTACGATTGTCATATTTGGGATGGCGATGCTTACAAAAATTATTTTAACAAAAATAAAGCGGATATATTTCATCCAATATTACCACAAGATGCATTTATCAAATCAATCAAAACTAATCCGGAGTTTGCAAAAGAGTACGGTGATTTAGGACCAATCTATGGCGCACAATGGAGAGATTGGAATGGAACTGATAGACATATGGGAGTTGACCAAATCGCAAACCTAATCAACGAACTAAAAACAAATCCGGATTGTAGAAGATTAATGGTAAGTGCTTGGAATGTGGGTCAATTAGATGAAATGGTTTTACCACCTTGTCATTACGGGTTTCAGTGTTATGTGAGAGAAGGTAAGTATCTTTCTCTAATGTGGAATCAAAGAAGTGTTGATACGTTTTTAGGATTACCATTTAACATTGCTTCTTATGGTTTGTTATTAGAAATCATAGCAAAGGAAGTAGACATGATACCCGATGAACTAATTGGAAATTTAGGTGATACCCATTTATACTTAAATCATATTGAACAGGCGAAAGAACAGATTGGAAGAACACCATATGAATTACCATCAGTAAAAATCACCGAAAGAAACTGGTATATGCACGAAGCAGTTAAAGAACATTTAGGTGAAAAAACTTTGGATGAGAAACTTAAAAGTTATAGACCTGATTGTTTTGAATTGATTGATTATCAAAGTCACCCAAAGATAAAAGCACCACTATCCAACTAATATGTTAATTCACATTACACCGGATGAGTTAGAGGAGGAGTTTAGAAATAGTTGGAGGATGAGGTTCGTATCTCATCCTTCCATAGATTATGCGGATAACGCGATTCACGCGATATTTGAAAACAAACAAGTAATTATCTTCCGTTTTAAAAAATATGGATTTATTACAGACAATCGATATAACACATATGAAATATCAGCTGGTTCCGCTGGAATTACAATCAATATAAAATGAGAAAACAAACACAAAAAATATATAAAGAGTGGAAGAGTGCCACCGCTAAAGAAATATGGGAGGGGATAAGAGACAACTTTACATTTGGATTTATAGGTGCAACCCTTGTTGTTTTTATTGCAACCAAAACCGATTTTGCGGTTTTAATAGGGTATATTACTTATTACTTTTTTATGGGTCGAATAGTAAATCGTCCTAAGTATGTGACTGATTTGGGTAAAATGATAGTATTTCCGATACCATCCGCACTCGGTGCGTTTGCCGGATATAAATTATCTTACTATATTCTTAATTTGTTGAATTAGACTCTACCCTGACCTCTATATTTCTTTGGTTTTTGATCCTTGGGTCCAAAAGACTTTCTAGCCTTTCCTCTACCACTTTTTTTTCCAAATGTGATTTTTCTTGACTCACCAACTGTTTTACCTTTAGCCATAATATATATTTTTTTATAAATATAGATATATCTACTTTTTTTATTATTTTTGATTTAGAAAAAGACATTGTAATATGATAGATTTATTAACACAGAAGTTTACGTTCGCGATGATAACTCCATTTAAAGATTATTGTCAGTTATCAGATGAAAATAGGTTAATCAAACATTTTGATGAGAAATCACATCTTTTGGAGGAAATAGATGATGATTTATTTTCAATAAAAAACCTTTCTTTTTCATTGAAGAAAGATGTTAAAAGTAAAATTTTCACATTACCAATTAAAAATAAAAAGAAAGTAAATTATCTAACAACAAATAAAAAAGAAACAGAAAGGATTCTCTTCGATTATCTATTCACAGATAACAAGGGTAACCACGTATTCGAAACCACAAATGATAGACACATCAAAAACCATTATGGTAGGCCATTTTCAGAAATTATTGTCTTAACTTTAGAGAGGTCAGTTAGGTTACATGATGATAAATTAACCATAAAACTATACGTTCAAACAAAGACTAGGGGGTTTAATTGTATTTATTTTCGAAAAAAATATGAGGTTCAATCGGTAACCATAAACCTTAAAACAGGAAATTTTGTTATAACCAATATCACCAAAACCGGAAAAACAAATAGTAAAAATTTCAAAACAAACTCATTTAGACTTTTAAAAAGTTTAATCACAGGTCGTTCTTTTTTTGAGCCTAAAAACTATGTACCCACCAGCTCTCGGGTATATGGTGAATTCATTAAAATATTTGACGATGTTAAGTTCACTGGTGTTATTAAAAATGTTTTGGGTATACAGACCCCTCATTTAAATTATTCGGTTAATACGGATTTATTTCTATTAGATTTTGTCGATAGGTTTGTAACATTTAAAAAAATAAAAATACCAAACGGGGATTATGTGTTTTGGTTAACAAATTTCTATCCAACAGAAAAGTACCTTAAAAAAAATGATAGGAAATTAATAGCATCTGTTTTAGATATGTTGGGTATTAAATCAAAATACACCATTAAGATTTTACATGAATACCCAAACATAGATTTAATGGGACTCGTAAAGTTTTGTAACTATTTTGGAAAAGACTATACAAAATACTTGAGTAATTTAGATTCAAGAACCTTAGCCAATTCATATATCAAGAAGACAAATGATATAAATTTTGATAACAATAAGTTTAATTTAACAAATAATAAAAATTTTTATTTAAAAGATGTTGAAAAAGAAAATCTTATAAAAATTGCCAATTCACAAAATTATCGTTCTAGTGGAGTATTATCACAAACCTTTACACAACTATTGGATGATCATTTTAAAATGATTGAAACGATAAGAGATTACGATCCCGATTTATTTATGAAAGCGAAAACACCCAATGAATTTCATTTGGAACACACGGAGTTATCTAAAATAATAAGTGCAATAAAAAAGGGATGGGTAGTTGAATACAAGTTTAATGATAGAATGGTTGAGGATATTCAGAAACCAATACCATTAAAAATAAATCTCGGAACAGAATTGGAACCAAACTTTTGTGATGATTTAGATATTTCTTTTTACCCAATGGTGTTGAAGAGAGAAGAAGAATATATAGAAGAAGGTAAGTTTATGCACCACTGTGTTGCAACCTATGCTGATAAAGAAAAATCAATAATCATATCGGTAAGAACCAAAGACGGTTCAGATAGGGTTACTTGTGAGTATGATTGTCAGAACGGAACACTTATACAAGCAAGACATTTTTGTAATAAACAACCTCCTGTTGATATCGAACATGTTATTATTAATGATTTATCACCAAAGGTTAAAAAATATGCAAGACTCGGTTTATTACATTCATCTGAAAAATTAAAAGTACCAATAAAAATTAATGGTATTGAGATTGAAAAGAAAGAACCTACAAGATTCGGTGACATTGATAATCAAGATTGGTTGTATCATTTTTAAAAAACCATATACTTTCAAATCAAATCTACATATATTTTATATGTGGATTTATTATTTAAACACAATCAAACAAAAAAAGATAGAAAGAGCCCCGCAACATCTATATGTGATTTAAAACTTTTTGGTGACGATAAGTTTTTAATTTATCATGCGTTGTTTAATTTAGAATATAGTAGATATGGTTCTAAAAAGAATGTAACATTTGAACGTGAGATGAATCTCTGTTTATTAAGTGGAGACATTACTGTGACATATAGAATTATAAATGATAACTTGACGGATGATAGTGTTTTCAAATCATCATACAAAAAGAAAAAAAATAACTTTAGTATGTTGAATGATTTGATTGAATACGGATTTTACAGAGGAGAAAAGAGATTAAACTATTGGGGTGTGAAATATGAGAGGGCGATAAATGAAATGAGTTTAATTATAACTAACAAAATAAAACCATACTTAAATTCGGAATTTTATATAAATAAATCCTATAAAGAAAAACCTTCGGTTAATGAGTTGTATGATATGATTGTAGATTTTCATCTAAGTAAAAAAGATATTAAAGGACATGATAATGTATATTATGATATAATGGATTTATATCCATCAAAAAAATATCTTAAGTCAAATGATAATAAGTTTTTACCAGCGATTCTTGATTCATTGAATATAAAATCGAAATATCTTATTAAAGAGTTAAACATATCCAATCTTCCCATTAATATTTTAGCGTTAAATTACTTATGTAAACTCTTTGGTGATAATTACCTAGAATATTTAAAAAAAATAAATTGGTGGACTCATTGTATGGACAGTAAAATGTCTAAAATAAACCCAATACCACTTAGTAGTGATACAGAAAAAAATAGTTTTATTAAGTTAATTAATAATTGGAATTCATCATCAACAAATTTAGATACGATTTTTATAGGTATTAATAAATTATTGAAATTGAGGAGGGATTTAGAATTAAAAGGAATCTCGATTTCATTAACACCAAAAAACGACAATCAATTCAATGGATTTATCGAAAGACTTAGTAATCTTAAACTCTATTATAATAGAGGATATAAAGTAAGATATGTGTACCCTGAAGATTTCTTAGAAGAAATTCAAAAAGACATCGAAATTGATGATAAAATTTTTAAAGTCAGGATTTTGGTAACAGAAGAAGATTTTATTAATGAAGGAATTTTTATGAAGAATTGTATGTCCAAACAATTTAATAATGGTCTACTTTATGTTTACCTAAGAGGAACTTTAAACGGCAAACACATCAATATTCAATATAGAAAAGGGTTGTTGGTTCAATCATATGGTAAATCTAATTCATCCGTTTCTAGTATATTTTTACCATTCTTAGAAATACTAAGTCAGAAATTTAAAAAATATCATACCATGACTTGGTACAAACAAAAATATCAATACATAAACTATTGATATTCAATTATTTATATTTTTTTTACTTTTATTTGTATTTTTTAAAATTGATTAGTAAATTTGGTTTAACAAAACAAAACTTACATAACAATGAAATTTGTATCTCTCTGCAGCGGTATTGAAGCCGCGTCTGTGGCTTGGGAGCCACTTGGTTGGGAATGTGTTGGTCTTTGCGACTTTGCATCATTTCCACAAAAGGTGATTAAACATCACTACCCTAACGTACCCTTTTTTCCAAACATGTTAAACATTTTACAAGATGAAAGATTTAAAAAAATCAAAGCAGACATTGCGATTGCAGGAACACCATGTCAACCATTCTCAGATGCCGGACTCGGAAAAGGAATGGATGATGAACGTGCTAAAGTTGCCCTTACATTTGGAGACATTCTTGACATCAAACGTTTCCCCTATTTCCTCTGGGAAAATGTCACTGGTGTTTTCGATGAAGAACAAAAAGAAGGACTCTCTCAAATCTTCTCAAACTTTACGGGTACAGACATCGGGCCAGAAGATATACAAGAAGGAGGAGGAATCTTTCAAGGAAAAAAATATTCTATCGCTTACAGGGTTTTCAACTCAAGATATTTTGGAGTTGCCCAACGTCGTCGTAGAATCTACTGTCTCGGATATCGTGGAACAGACTGGAGAATCCCTGCAGCAATATTATTTAACGAAGGATTCATTGGAAGTGTTAAGGAACAGAATAAAAAAGAGAGGGATGAGCGTACCAAAAATTTTCTCGGACAAATTAAACTCGCTGGTACAGTAACTAAATCATATTCTAAAACACTAACAGATGGTTTTGGAAAAATCTCAACGTCCAATTATTGGGTTGATGATTTGGGTATAAGAGAATTCACAGAAAAAGAACTTTGTAGACTTCAAGGGTTTCCCGATGATTACTTTGACTTTGAGATAAATGGTAAAAAACCATCATACTCTGCAGTAAAAGGTGGGATTGGTAATTCAATGTCTGTTCCTGTAATTCGTTATATAGGAGAAAGAATACAATTTGTTGAGGAGATTTTGAAGTCTCAGAAAAATTTAGTATATTAA